GCAATGGCCTTACGCTTCGTTGCCTGGGGCCAGTTTTCATCCCATCGGTCAACGGAAAACGCCCATGCCAGATAGGGCAGCAAATCAACCGGGCAGGTATACGGATCCCAGAGCTGACGCAAAGGTACCCGCACTTCCCCCAGAGACGCGCAGACGCGAGCGGCAACACGTTCAAGGCGCGACGCGCTGGGCGGCAGTAGGGTTTTACTCATCGTACCCCCCAACCGTTATGATGTAGCCAGTGCAGTTTGACGCCTGAGAATCATCAAGCACCATATCAGCCAGCGGCTGCGCCAGTTCCACCCTCTGCACCCCTTCAACATGCAACGCCGCATAAATGGCAGACAGCCGGATATCACGACCCAGACGGCGCTGATCGGCAATGTACGCCTGTAACTTCTGCTCGGATGCCTGGCGGATGGGTTCCGACTCCGGCCCCGGATAGATATACAGCGTGGCATCAATCTCATAAGGCACGATTTCCGCCGCCTGCACGGTCACACGATCGGCAACCGGGCGCACTTCCTCGCCATTCAGCGCACTGGCAACGATATCGATCAACTCCTGGCTGGCCGTTCCGTCCCCCTCGCGGGAAAGTACGGAGACAGTGACGCAAGCAGGCGCTGGGCTGACGGCTGAAACATCGGCAACGCGCCCATCAACAGACAGGCCGAAAAATTCATATGCCGCCGTTGGTCCGGCGACGCTCAGCCCCTCAAACGCCTGCGGGGTACGCATACGCAGATCGGCATCTGACTCCATCACCGCAGGAATAGGCGGTACAACGCTGTCATCTTCAGGGGTAATCGTGAGACGTTCCACGTTGAAGTTTGCCGCCAACTGATCCAAATCACTGCCCACGGAATAAGCCACCATGACCGCCCGCGCAGCCTCATTCACGCGCTGGCGTAGCAACAATTCGCGGTAACAGTTTTCTTCCAGCAGTATGGTGATCGGCTCTGACTCCAGCGACAGAGTACGGCTGATGGTTTCCTGCTCATCCTCCGGGTAAAGGGCAATAAACGCCGCCTTGCGCTCATTGAACAACGTTTCAAAGTCCAGCGGCTCAACCACTACCGGTGGCGGCAATTGGGAAAGATCAATTGTGCCGCTCATGCCCGCACCTGCCTGCCGATCGTTACGTCCGCAGTAAAGGGGGATTGGGTATCGGTGCGGCTGGCTTTGATGGTGGCAACCATCTGCCCCGCCCCGGTTTCCGTCAGCACAATATTGCTCAGAGAGATGCGCGGCTCCCAGAGGAAAAGCGCGCTGTATATCGCGGACATAATGCGAAGGCGCGTTACGGCATTGCCTGGCTGATCAATCAGGTTATTGAGCTGCGAACCGTAGGCCCGGCGCATAACACGCGAGCCAACCGGCGTTAACAGAATGTCACTGATGGATTGAGAAATATGCTCGTTATCGGTGAGCGCTTCGCCGGTACTGGCATTCATCCCGCTATATCTTGCCCTGGTCATTTCGGGCCGTCCGTCTGGCTTCCGCCACTTTCTACGCCGCCGTGTTTATGGGTGTGCAGCACAACGCCGTTTGACGCGATACTGCCACCGCTGTGCTCAACATTGCCGGTCATCGTGCCGCCCTGCGTCATCTCAAACGTGGCACAGGACAGCTTTTTAGTGCAGATCACTTCCGGCGTATCAAGGGTGATTGAAGCTGATGCGGTGCAGGTGATTTTGGGTGCCGTCGCCTCGATAGAGTCAGATGCCTCAACGGTTGCACTCTTCACGCCAGTGGCAACCAATGCGCCGGTTGCCGGATCGTAAGAGACTTGAGCGCCGTCAGGGTGCTTTGTGACGCTGGATGTTTCTCCGCTCTCTGGTGGCTTGCCGCTGTCACTGTATAAACTGCCCCAGATAACTGCCGTTTCCAAATCGCCACCCGGCGCGAAAACAATAACTTGCTCGTTAACTGTCGGTGCCCACCACGTAACCGCCTCGCCTGCGCGCGGGGTTGCCCAGCGGATCCAGTCGGTTTTATTTTCGCCCGTCGCGACTCGCGCAACATAATTTTCATGATCAACTTCTGTCACCGTCCCGATGCGGACAAGGTTGCAGATCAAGCGATAGAGTTCGTTCAGGTTCATAAGCTGGCCGCGTTATTAAATTTACAGCCAGTTTCACGATCCACACACGCGCGCGCAATGTGCGACAGTTGTCAGGGGTGGGTAACAATTGATGGTGATACCGGCACGCACTGCCAGCTATGACAGTGGCGAGTAAGAATATCGAGCACTGTCATGTTTAACAGTGCTGCAGGAAGGTTCAGGGTTGCAGGAAATTGACGATGCTATCCGCAAGCCAATCGAGATCGCTTTCAGTGAATCCCAACAGCTCACGCGCAGGATAACGGGCGCGGGCACCGGGTGCCACGGTATCAACCTCACCATACTGGTGAACACTGGCGATCTCTGCCGTATGACCGGTATAACCCACAACGGCAGCGCTGGCAGTGCCGTAGGCTTTGAGAAAGCGGGCGGTGCGCAGACGGCGGAACATTTTTTCTTTGCGGGTGGTGGTGCGCTTAGTCTGGTTGAGATGGATCTCAATATATCGTTGAATATCACGCTTATAGAACGTGCGCAAAGCCCCTTTATCAACATCGTAGCCAGTGATTGCGCGCAGCTCTCCCCGCCCGGTAGTTCGCCAGTTGCTCAGCTCGCGTGTTTCATCTTTCCATAGGAATTTAATACCGCCCTGAGTGCGCAGGATTTTACGGCGGCGCGGCGTAAAGCTCTCCCCGCTGGGGTTCTTCTGGCTGTTAATACGCTGCTGCTGACGCTTACGCAGACCAGTAGCCACTTCACGCGTGAGTTTGCGGCGCTGGCCCGGTGCAATTTGCGCGGCCACGGTAGCAAGATAATCATCAAGTGCATGAAACAGCGGGTCAACGTTCATTTAGTCCGCCCACGTCTCGCCGCTTACCTGATCATTAAAGACCAGCGACCACGCACCCAGCTCCGGCCCCGGCATAGGATCAGCACGGTGGAAAATCACCGGTTTACCCTCTTCAATCTTGATAACCACCGCTTCACTGGCCTGAATTTTAATGAGTACGTCCATGGTGGAATTGCTCAGGATATCCGCTTCAAAGGTGATGCCATCGCGGGCGCGGTCAGGGTTGAATAACAGTTCAGGCTGATACAGGCGCGCCCATGCCAGAATGGGTAGGCTGAGGGAATCCAGCGGCTCAGGGTAATCCATTGCCAGCACTTCAATGGTGTATTCGTATTCAAACGAGGCAGAACGCTGCCCGGTGCTGACCATGCGCCCCTTTTGGACGTACACCGCCAGATTGTCAGGGTTATCACGAAGCCACGGCACAGCCTGGCTGATGTAATGGCGCAGCAGATCAGGTTTTAACATTGCTATTTCTCCACCGCTTTGGCCCCTGTCAGCGCATAATAGGCCGCTTCACAGGTCAGCCCTCGGATCCTTGCCTGATCAGCAATTGCCGCCAGTTCTCCCGCTCGCTGGTCAGCACTGCGGAACAGCTCGGCAAGCAGCTCGCTACCGGTGGTGCCTGCCGCGCTTTCGCTGGCAGTTGCGGCACGGTGGGCGCGTTCACTTGCTGCCAGTCTGGCGGCGAGTTTTGCGGCTTCGTCATGCAACCCGTCAGAAACAACGCGGGCATGGTCAGCATCAGCAACGGCCTGAGCAATCTGCCCCTCAGCCTTTTTTTCAATCGCATCTATTTCACCCTGTCGGCGCTGCTCTTCGGCTCTGGCCTCTGCCTGCCGCTTTGCCAGCGCGGTAGCATCGGCGGCATCACGTTGTTGCCATTTCAGCGCCCACGCTGCGTTAGCCTCGCCGTATCCAGCGTTATAGCGCTGATGACTGAACCACCAGACTGCCAGGCTACAAACTACGGCGATCAGCGCCGGTTTCCAGTAGGCCAGCAACCAGCTCATGATAGGAACAGTGAACGCTCAGCAGCACGGCGTTTAACCAAGCCGTTGAGAACCTTACCGCCTGCTTTGTTCCACTTCGGAAATTCGTCTGCGGCTCCCTGATAATCGCCAGCGTTCAGTTTTTTCAGCAACGTTGAGCCTTCCAACGACTTCACGCCTAGGTTGTAGGAAAAATCAACCAAGGCATCAAACTGGTTTTGATTAACGGTAACTTTAACCAACCCTGTGACGCCTTTTTCATACTGCACCACACCGCTGCGTAACAGACTGTCAGCGGTTTTCTGGGTGATGGTCATCCCCTTGCTAACCGGCTTACTGTTAACGGGTTGCGTCCAGCCATAACCAATAGTCCAAACGCCCACCGAATCCTGATAGGCGGTAAGTTCGCAGCCCTCAAAGCTTTTAAGTAGAGTCAGGCCGTTATTACTCATTTCCACTTTTCATCCCTCCTATGCGGGTTTCAATAAAGCCGGTCACTTTGTTGCGTACCTTGTCAGCCCCCATAAAGCCGATTGACGCCCCAATAAAGGTAACGGCATTCGAGGGCAAGCCCAGATACTCAAGCGAGGCGGCAACCGTCAGCGTAACGATCCCGCAGACCAGTGAGCCGGTGGCGGTTTTCAGCAGTGATTGACCGTCATAAAGACTCATGAGCGCCGATATGCTCAGCGCCGCGCCTGCCGCGTAAAGCGTCGGCAGATATGTCGCAATCCATTTCATTGTTTCTTCAAGAATCCCCGTGGGTACGTTGCTCATGGCAACCTCTCAATCCCATAGCTGTACGGTTTCCCGCTGGGCGGGTGGCGGTAATTCCGGGAGGTAAACGATTTGCCCGGCACTCAGCAGCGGGCCGCTATTGCACAACCCCGGATTAACTTCATGCACGGTTTCGGTCACTCCCGCCGTTCTGCCGTAATAACGCCAGCAGAGTTCATCAACAGTGTCATCCTGCTGCGCCTGCACGTTCATCAACACAGCTCCGCAAGGCCGCGATCTTCATTCTGTATATCGCGAATTGACCAGCGCACATCTCTCCAGAGTGTATCTATCTGGGTACTAAGTGCCTGAGCATGGTCTTCACCTTTACTGGTGGTATCAATATCGCGGTACCCCTCAATTAGCAGGGCTTTAGTCAGTGACCAGACGGCATTTTTATA